AACAGCAAAGCATTGCTAGGCCCCTGATGGAATATTTGGAATCCTCTCGGTTTCCTTATAATTCCATTCGGTTTACCAATCAATTGGTTAACCAAGAAATGGCTGAGTCCGGGAGTATCGATCGTAGCAATTCCACGATTGATCTCAAAGATGCTTCTGACATGGTCAGTAATGACCTAGTTAAGTTCATCTTTAATCGTGTTGCACCGACTTTCTTGGATTATATCCAAGCCTGTCGCTCTACAACCGCCCGGTTACCGTGCGGCTCCATGCTTCTTCTCAAGAAGTTTGCATCAATGGGGTCGGCTATGTGCTTTCCTATCGAGGCCATGGTTTTCTTCACTGTCGTCCTAACAGCGATGGTGCGAGAAACAGGTAGAGTTCCATCACAACGTTTGCTAATTGAGTTAGCAAAGGACGTTGCCGTTTACGGTGATGATATCATCGTTCCGGTTAAGATGGTATCCTGTGTAACGGAAGCCCTCGAGCTTTTTGGGCTCGTTGTCAACCGTGATAAGTCCTTCTCCAATGGCTTCTTTCGAGAGTCATGTGGAGGCGACTATTACAAGGGTGTAGACGTTACACCCACGTATGTTCGCAGCTGGGACTTCACAGGAACACTTCGTGAAGCTTCTGACTTGTCGGCATACGTGTCATTATCCAATCAACTTTATGTGAAAGGAATGTGGCATGCGTGCCAATTTGTCCGTGAAGCTATCGACAGAACTCGCGAGCTACCCTATAGCTCCATTCCAACAAGATATCTTCACCATGCTTCGTTCGCTCGTACGAGCAACTTATCATGGTCAGGATCTTTATGTGGATATGGCACTAAGGGTACTCTCTTGTGCTCTGTCGAACAGGCTGATTCGCCTTCCAACCTTCCGGGGTTTATGTTACGCTCTCTCCTTTCTTTCGAAAGAAGAGATCGAGAAACATCTTTTAGATCTTATCTTGGGACTTCCCGAGATAGATTTAAATTTGTCTTCCGATCTGCGTTGCATAATCCGGGAGGTCAAGATGATGTGCCACCCGAATTGGATAAACC